TCTCCTTCGTCATCGACAAAGGTGGTTTCCTCGGGTTTAACATCTCCGAAGACCCCAGCTGGTAAGACATCGTCTTCTATCATCTTTTGTTGTTCGGCATATAACAAGTCTTTAACCTGTCTGTCCGTAAGGTGATAGAAATATTCAGTAGTGATGAACCAACTGAATAACACTAGATTCATAACCATATCGTCATGATATCCTCTGTCAGCTTGAAAGGAATTTCCTTTTGTGACAAAGGTCATCAATTCTGTTATAGTAGCACGATCTACAACTTTTAATCTATTTTCCTCTAATAATTCTTTGAGTGTGGAGCAACCAATTCTTTTAATTTTTTTGTTAACTGTGACACCGATATCTTCTGCTTTCAATTGTCCTTGGACAAACACATTTGGATATTCAATATCATAGTGTAACTGAGTTGCTACCATTCCACCCTCAGCATTGTTTTCAATTATAACTAATGCATCATTATAATTTCGTACATACTTATTTATAATATCAGGAAACAGCATGGGACTTATCATACTATCCCTATATGTTGCAACCTGTTCAAAAGGACTTGTAGATACATCGATGACGGTAAATGTGGAGAAGTCCATACCTCTCCCTTTTGCAACATCAACCGTACAGACATACTCATGTCCTTCTATTGGTCTTTTATATATGTTTACGCTATCCCTGTTCCATTCAGGGTCATATGCCATCATACCTAACAAGGTATCTGAGTTGATTAGGGTGTTTCCTGTTCCTAAGAATGAGTTACCATACTCTTGTTCAAACTGTGCCTCTGAGGTGTTTGCAATGGTCTCTTTCTTCCATTCTTCATCACGGCCCGGCACATCGTACCAGTTTATGATAAAGTGTTTATATTCTGATTGTTCGTGTACTGCAGACTCGTATATTCTATGAAACATATTACCTACACCGTTTGCAGTTGATGTAATAATAACCTTTGAGTCTTTACCTGATGTGATAACGGGATATGTTGCAGTATAGAATGTATCTGCATCATCAACGAATGCAAACTCATCGAGGTATAGTAAGTTAATTGACATACCACGAATCGAACTTGAAGATGTTGCAGCTGCAACCACCTTCGAATCGTTTGCAAATTCTATCGAACCCTTGTTTAGAATCTTAACGCCTGGCTGTAAAAAGAAGGGTACAGACTCTAACATGGTTACGATTCTCGCGATCATTTCCCTTGCAATTGCACCTTTGTTTGCAAGTACCGCGACTGTTACTTCGGGATGAAACAATAGGAACCATAATAGATATGCACATGATGTGATTGATTTACCTGACTGTCTTGATGCAAGAACTACATTAAATCTATTTGAGTTATAATGTTCTATAAGTTTATCTTGATACCCACGCAGTTTAAATGGAACCATACCTTCATCTAGAGATATGATCTGAGTATATTGTTCAATAAAATGACAAGGGTCTTTAGAACACTTTAAGTATTCTTCTAACTCTTCTTTGGTATACTGGGTCTCGACACCTGCTCTCTTGATGAGGGTGTTTCCTAAGTATCCTTCATTTACTGGTTTAACCAAGTCGTAACCTCTCTTTAAAGGCCCTGTCGTGAGTTCTAACAAAGTCTACCATTCCATCCATAGGTTCACCTTCTAACGGCACTAGAGAGGACTCTACGACCCCTTTAGGTGTGTCTCGTAGGTTCTTAGGTCTTGGGAATATTTGATAATCATGATGTAAACCTACCAGTTCTGCCTTATCCATCATAGGTTTTAACATTGATTGATCTAGATTATGCAGATAGATATCTGCCTCTGGCCATTCATCCATTTTAAAGAAGTTGTTGTGAATAATATTCCAGTGAGGGTACATACCCTGAGAGTATACAGCTGCTTGTGTATTAGATTCTATTCCAATACATTCTTTTGCACCATGGTATTCTGCAAGGTGAAGTAATACTCCTAGTCCACTTCCTAGATCACAAACTACTTTGTCTTTAACCTTATCTTTAATTATAGTTTCATATGCATTATAGGTATGGATATCATCAACATCCGTCCAATAATGTTCATTGTGTCGGGTGATCTGTGCTAACGAGATCATCCACAACGGGTCATCCGTTGTTAAATCGTTTGGTATCGGGGCAAATTTTGGGTTTTCAATCGTCTCGAACATCTTTCTTAGACTCCTTCTTTAAGAACTTTTGCAACTCACTTGTTGAACCTACATAAAGGTGATTGTGTTGCGTTCTTACGGAACTATCTTCTTTCTCTAGGTCTTTTAATTTTTTCTGTATATCTATTAACTTCTCTGCAGTCTCAGATACAGTCTTTATAAGTTGTCCAGCAACTTCATATGCCCTAGGGTGTTCTGTCTCTTTGGATAGTTCTAGTATGCCGTCTATTGCATCCTGACCGCGTTCTACGAGGTCATAGAGGTTCTCACGGGCATACTTGTAGTCTGTTTCAATATTCTTCTCCCTTGTCGGAAGTTTGACTAACTTGGTTTCTTGTTTGATATCAGAACCGATATCAAGAAGATTATCTAATTTTTCGTCTATTTCTTTTGCCATAATTAACTATCACCAGCCGTATCCTCACTATATGTAGAGGGAGCTCCGTCATCATAAAAAGTCACCGTTTCAGCAACCACAAATGTATCACTTGGGTCAACTGAACCAACAAACTTAAGTGTAGTACCAGCATCGATAGTAATATTACCACTCAATACTATTGATAGTTTATCACTTGCAACACTACTAACTGTAGGATTGGTTGATAAATTTGTACCAAACACTTCATCGTTTGCACTTATCTTACTATTTATTGCACTTGGAAAGGACACTGTTGAACTGTTCGATACTGCATTAGCAACTTCACCGAATGCTGGTTCGTAGTGTTTCACTTCTTTGACCAGTCCTGAGTTTTGTATCTCAGTTGAAGTAAATCCAGCTTGAACATTATCATTAATGTAATCTCTTTCGATAACATTCTTAATAACCTCACCTGTATAAACTGGGCCGAAGAAGTATGTCTTCATAGTAAATTCTAGTGTATATTCGATAACTCGTCTTTCTTCGAATGCACCTTCATACATATCTTCCATATTGGTAGATGTTAATATGACTGGTACATCTCTTACTTCACTCATTGCATCTACCATTTTCATTGCAACGGTATACTCAGGTTGGAAGTAAGGAAGTATTTGTTCTAAAATCTGTATACCATCTATAACATTCTTTGCAAGTATTGACATTGAAAAGTTAATGTTATATGGAGCTGGTTGATACTGGAATCCTCTCTTTCCTGTATCTGCAGTTTCTACTGTTGTCTTAGTAGTTCTGATTAATTTGTTTTGTTGTCTTGTAGGGTCGTATTCTAATCCAGTCATTTCAAATGCAATACGAGGTAAAGAGATCGAGGTAACACTACCATCCCTTGCCTTTGCATCGTCTTGTAACCTTAAGAGAAACTTTTGTTTAGGCCCATAACTTATGGGTACTTTTTGTGATGTGAGTACAGTCCCATCAGCTTTAGTTTTCTTGATGTCAATATTATTGAACAATGTACCAAAGACTGATATTGATCTCTTGATTGTTTCGTTATAGAAATAAGTTCCGAACATTATGAGTTGTCCTCAATATACTGTTTCAAGTCTGCAACTGTATGTAATGTTTCTGCATCATCATCAGGAACTTCTATATCAAATTCTTTTTCAATCTCCATGACCAATTCAACAATATTTAATGAGTCTGCACCTAAATCTTTTACAAAATTAGATTCATCTTTTACTGCGTCTTGGTCACAACCAATCGTTTCTGCTATTATTTTTTCTATCATTTTATGGTTCACCGAATGGATTCACTTCACTAAAGTCTAGATATGAACTATCCTTATCTTCAAATTCTTTATTCTGAGCAGAAGCTAGATTATGGAATGATTGAACATCCACGATACTTCCAATAGCTCTTGCAGTTGTAGATGATGCACCTGTTAGTGTATCTCCAACTTGTAGTGTCTTAGTGTTATCCTTAATTGTAAGTTTGTTTGCATTTGGTTGCCATAGTACAACCTCTCCAACTGTATGTGTAACTGAATCAATTACAGTAGTTAAATTCTCTCCATGAGTATAGTTTCCAGTACCAGTCATGGTCAATTCGATTGTGTAAGCTTGATCTGCTTCTACCAAGTCTGCACTTGTACCAGTATCGAAATCTTCTCCTGAGTATTCGAACAATGAACATCTCATCTTGAATACAAACATCTTTCCTAACTGGAAGAATGGGTCTTGGTCTTCTACGAATCTGATTTCAAATAATGAACCTGTAAGTGGGAAGTAAATTAAATCCCCTTCGTTAGGTCTTAGTGATACTGCAAGGTTAGAATCTAGGGAAATGAATCTCTCCCATGTTCTTAAAGATATAATGAATGTTGCTTCCTCTTGTATCTGTACACCGAACTTAGAAACAAGGTCTCCGTCTCCTTCGAACCCTTCTGTATTTTCGAGATACATTTCAACCGAATAGGCGTCACCGAATGTGGATTGTACATCCTCAGTAAATATAGTATCCTCTTCTACAATCGTTCTAGGTAGATATAAGAGATCGTGTCCGTAGAATCGTAATGATTCAACGACTAAGTCCTCATAGAGGTGCTGTTCTGTTTTTACAGCATGATTAAAGTAAACATTCGTAGGCATTCAATTACCCCATTATATCCATGACGGGAAGTTCGTAGTTTAACCTACTCTCTTCTTCCAGCTTTGTTATCTCCTCTTGTGCTTGTGCTTTCATTTCTGATGCATTCATAGTCACACCGCCTGGCAATGCAATTCCCTCAAACTTCGATAAATTCTCTGACCACTGGTGTTTCACTAATGCAGTTGTATATCTTTTTAACCACATGTCGTTGTATATATCTGTGAAATCGGTTGGGTT